GCAGAACCACTATAGGCGGTTCCACCATTATTATCAAGAACTTTATAAACCCTTAAATTTGTGGTCATAAAATAAAATGTGGAATCATAAATGTTTGTTGCTCCAGAAGTTGCTGCATTAGAGGAATTTACATTATGATGATACTGATCGTAAACAGTTCCATTTGTCCAATTACGCCGGGAAATAACATAACTAACAAAAGAAGAAGTAATTTTCTTACCAGCAATCATATCATCCCAAGCATAGAACTCTTCGCCGGGCCCATCAGTTGGCGTAGGAGGAGAGCCCTCTGAACCGCCAGTTGTTGCAGTAGTATATGGTGTAGCCTTACCTATAAAAAGATAATATGTAGTTGCTGCAGCTTCAGTAAATGATTCGTAAAACTGTCCTGCATTATGTTGCCTAAATTTTTCTGTGGTAATCGCTGTCATGGTTTTCCCTAATTCTATTTATGCGCCAGCGGCATAAAGAGTTTTTTGTGTTGTTCCGCTAGAATTTTTAATTAACAATGTTGACAATGATTTTAGTTCATGTTGGCCAACTGCATCATTTGCAATATGTTCTTCATCAATAGAATCAGCAGCATAATGCTGGCTATCTACAGAATCATTACCTAAAGTAGTAGATGCTGCTGCCCAAGTTAGTCCACCAGCGTTACCACTCTGGGCTGTGAGCAGATAACCGTTTGTCGGACTGTTTGATATGTGGAGATTGTCCTCGTCTACAGATGCGCTAGACATGTGTTCTAAGTCAATAGAACCAGCTGCATAGTGATCACTATCTATGGCATTATCAGCAACCATTGTTCCCGAAACTGTACCACTATCGCCCGTTGTTATAACAGTTCCAGTAATATTCGGAAAAGTGATCGTCCGGTCAGCAGTAGGGTCTGCTACAGTGAGTGTCGTTTGATTTGAATCAGTTGTCGCGCCTTCAAAAACAATAGTCGCACCTGTTGATGTTATAGTTCCAACAGTTATATTACCAGCACCAAATGTTCCTGTCGTTACAAGATTCTCATTACCAAAAGAAATTGCTCCAGAACTATCCGTTACAGACCCAGCAGCAAGTGCAAGTGTCCCTGCATTAACAGTAGTGCTTGTTAATGTTGTAATAGTTGCAGATGTTTGTGTTCCTCCTACTACACCAGAAATTGTTGGTGCAGTAAGAGTAATAACACTAGAAGTTGCACTTATACCACTAGAAAGAGCCGAACCTGTACCAAGTAGAGTATAAACTTCTACAAAGTTAGCATTTACTTTAGTACCGCCAACTCTTAATGTATCACCAGTGCCATCGTCAGCAGAAGACCCTAATCCTATTGATTGATACGCCATTAATTTATACCCCTTCTTTAACTATTTATAATATTTATACTACAAAATTTAGAAAATAAACATATTTATTTAAATCACCACAGCACTGCCAATAAGATTGGAATATGTACCAATTTAAATAATTTCCAACATTCGGGCACCTATCATTTGTTCCATTTAACAGAACAAATCCGTCTTATTGAATTATACTAATGTAGTTTTATCAAATTTAATACTTGTTGAATCAAATTTATATTGAGTAGAATCAAAACGCAGGCGAATCAGGGTTATATATGACCCTATACCAGCTGGAATAGCTACTGACAACAAACTAGCAATTGTAATTTTACCGAAAGGTGCAAAGCCAGCAGGATGAACTGCTTTCTTTAATTCGTTTATATAAGTTGATAATGATTGACCAATTCTTACTTCATATGAAAAGTCTTGATAAAAATAACCATCTTGAATTCTAATAATATCTTCGGATATATGGCTATCTGTATTTTTGTCATAAGAACCATCATCGGTAAATATAAAACCATTTGATATAATAATTTTTGGCACATTAGCAGCTATAATTTTTCCACTTGCAGCTGCCGTGGATATTGTAACCCCAACAAAATCAATGTCGCTCTCACCCACAATAGTGCCTCCAGCATCAGTTCCGTCGCTATCGGTAGCATTTAGAATAACATTACTTCCAGCATCAGAGCCACTAGAATCCGTTCTATCCAGCAATATTTTAACAACATCCTCAATGGTGGTTGTTAGAGTTTGTATTGAGGAGTCCCAATTAGAAACAGTTCCAACATGAGCACCGAGCGCAGTTGGGCCCGAAGAAGTTAAAGCAGCACCAGAAACAAAACTTCCGGTAATATCTTTTAATATAAAATTTGATGCGACAGAAGTTGATGCTGAACTTTCATAATTAAATCCAGAATCAATATTTTTTGTGCTTAAAATATTACCGATATTTTTTGTTGTGGGTATAAGTTTAGCACCAGTGCCTGATATACTTGTTATGGAAATTGTTGGTAGAGTAGAATAACCAGAGCCCTTGTCGGTTAAAAATATTCTTGTAATTTGATTTAAAATTACCACCTGTGTATTATCACTATGGGTTACAGCTGATGTACTATTATATCCTCTAGTAACCGTCAGAGTATTAGATGAAATTGATGAAATATACATCTGTTCTGATTCAACTAAAATAACCTCTCCTTCAGCAAACTCTGCACCGCTATCAACATCAACTGCTGTTTCGGAATTATCTAAAGCTTCATTTAAAAGAGAGGCAGCAGTAGACGATGTACCTTCCTCAAAAACAATGCGATCATTTTCAGTTCCATATGAGTCTATGAATCGGCCATAAGATTCTAATATTAGATAGTCATTATACCCATCACTATTATCATTGGATTCTAGTAAAGGACTTCCACCAACAACAGAAACAAATCCAGCAGCTGACAGAGTGCTTGATTCTGAAGTCGTAAAGGTTAAAACATCACCAATTATATAATTACTTCCAACATCATCTATTATAACCTCATCTAGAGAACCCAAACTAACTTGATCAGCTTGTACAATTGCTTTATTATTACCGATAGATGAATCTAAAGTAATGGTGTCGCCAGACGAATGTAATATTCCCGCTTTATTAATTATTGATCCTGTTATAATTTTCTGGATGGTAAATTTCATTTCCACCTTACTTGTAACAGTATCAGCTTTAAGTGTTTCTCCTTCCGTAAATGTTCCTTGAATAGAGCTTTGTAGGATTTGGAATTCTGTTATTGAATCTGATCCTTGAGTAAACACCAAAGCATCAAGCACAAAACATGTTGCTCCAGAAGTCTGGCCAGTTAATATTTGTCCTATAACTTCTGAACCATCGGAGCCTGGTTGATTTTCACACCGTATAACAGTTTTATTGTTCCAGTTGCCATCTGATAAGCGAAGCATACGCTTAGTGGGATAGAATATATCAGCTTCTTCACCAAACAACATTCGCAAAAATAGTTTATATCCTTCTGATGTTCCTTTAGCCGCATACAAGTCTTTAATATTTTTTATCAGGTTTCGTTTGGAAAGGCCAGATGCAAGTGAGTTAGGAATTGACTGCATGAACTGATTAAACATTTCATCCAACATAACAGAGACTGTATTATCAGGATTCGCATAATCCAGCAATTTCTGAATAGTTGCAACAGGATTAGCACGATAGGATATAATGGAAGCAGTAGCAGCAGAAGTGCTACCAGTGATGGTTTCTCCAATCTCAAACTTTTGCTGGCTTGAAATGAACAGCCGTGTATTTTCTAAATCATCTACAAGAACTTCAGCAGTAGCATTAGAAGTTCCGCCTGTGATAGTTTCTCCAACAACAAACTTGCCGGTTGTTCCAACACCAGTTTCCGTTACAAGTTTAGTCCCATCTTCATTTAGTAAATATTGTGTATCGGTTTTCTCTAAGATGATGTTATTGATAATACCATCTACGATAAGCTCTGCGGCTTCCAGAAATTGATAATACTGCTTCAGAAATTGAACAAACTTGGGATGATCGGCCTGTACAAAATCTGGAACCTGTCCGTCAATCAGTGGCGATATCTTTGTTGTAAGAGTTGAATCAAATGGCATAGAATTAGTAACTCTTCGTTGATGTATAACTAGTGGATGTTGTGTATGAAGAGCTTGCTCCAGTAGCACCAACTGCTATCGTATCTATTTCTCCGGTTACAGTTGTGTTCGTCATATCTATTTCTAATATTTGATTGCGAACAGGTACAATATCTTTTGAATCTGGTATCGATGTTATCCTGATTGTAGTTGAGGTCACATCATCCACATCAGAAATAGAAATTATGTTTAATGAATTTATCTTAATGTCTCCTGTGGAATAATCAATAGTTCCTGCTGTTTCATCACCATACGTTCTAACACCACCAACTAAATAATATCTTCGTAGAATTCCGTTACCATCATCATCAAAGAACTGCTCATTGGTTGTGTCACCACTAACAAAAAAACCAGAGGAAGTAGTAATCCCACCGGCCGATTTATTGTGTTCTGAATGAGGATTATAAAGAACATTGTTAAAATACACATTATATCCCACCGCAGTATTTAATGTAGGTGTAATTTTTTTAGACAAAGTAACATTCGTTATATTGTTTAGAATTGAAGAATCGGTATTGTCTATCAAGCTCAAGAATTGAGAATGTCTAAACACATTGTTAAAAGATTTTAGTTCATTATTGTTATAGTTGGTAATCGTGGTTGTAACATTAGAAACCAAAGTGGATTTCTCTTTGGTTGTTTTGTTTGAGTTATATTTGAAAGAAACATCCAAAATAATATAAGTGATTTCTGGATCAATAATCACAGGCGTAATAGATGCCACATTATATTTCTGAAAGTCACTTATCAGCTGAACCTTTTGCGCTTCAGTAAGGTTATTACCTGTGGTTGATTTTATGGAAATATAAACCCGACCATAAGAAGCAGTGCTGATTACGCCGAGACTTGGATCAAAGGAACCACTTTCACCTCCGAACACCATAACAGCTTGGGTTTGGGGAAATAATTTCTTTGCAAATAATTTATAATCCTCTGATGTAACGCATCGGCCCTGAGCCGCATAATCTAATGGAGCATTAAGCTTAATAGAATCAAGTGTCTCTCCTTCTGTTCCACCAGATGCCCTATTGACAGTCGTAACAGTAATATCTGTAACAGTATCAATAGCACCAGATGAAGTAAAGACAGAAGCACCATTTGATGCTGTTTTGTTTGTCACCACATATTGGAGGATAACTATATTACCATCAGACAGAGCCTTACTTAAAACGCCATCACCAAAATAGACTTCAAACTTTTGTGCCTCAACTTCTTGCAAGAAATAAACCTCACTTGAACTTGTTAATGTAGAAATGTCTGAGGCTTTGGTATAGGTTGCCGTAGTAGAGTCTGAGCTTGAGGTTTGAACCTTTACTGTGAGCGTTGTTGTATCTGATCTTTTATCTGTCAAAATAAATCTTTGATTTACATCAGAAGAATCTACAGTGTATTTTACTGTAACATATGTTCCCTCATAGATTTTGAGATTATTAAAAGGAATTTCTAATCCAGTGTTGTTCGCAGTAACATCAGCAATATTAACAAATTGGTAATCTACCTTATCTACTGTGGTATTAAACTTTGTTCCAGCAGTCATTGTCGCAGTAGTTTTTGAAGAATCATTTAGCACCACATTGACTTCTGCGAATGGGGCCCGAGCGGAATCTACTTCGTAGCCCAGTGTCTTTGCATGGGATACAATACTTGAACGTAATGAGGAGCTATCCATGAACATTTCATTTGCGAGCATATTCATATTGAATCCAAGATAGTGCGTATTGTAGGCTAGGGTATCCAAAAGAATGTTCATGCCGGAACCCTCAAAATCATAATCCTTGAACTCGGTTTGAGCTTTAAGAAATGTCTTTAAGTTTACTTTTACATCATCAAAGTCAAACTCTGTTATGTCTAATCTTCGGTTTGCTGCCATTATCGTAATCTCTCTAAGGGTAATGTTAAGTCTATTAGTTCTGTTGGCGCATTAACAACATAGAATTCTATACTCACCTCATATTCATT